TTGACTTTGTATATCAAGATGCGAATGGCGTACTTGTAAAAACACGAGTAGACTACGACGAAAATGGCGTCCCTCACGCAACGCCTGATTACGAACGGTTGATCACGTGCCTGCAAACTCTTATTGCAGAGCCGGTACATATCGATAACCTTAACCGCCGGGTGAACTATAACCTAGCAACACGCCGCAAATCGTTTGAGCTGGGCTGGCAAACGCTACTCAAACTTGTGTGACGGCATATGGAGATGCCATGAAAAAATCTGACAGCCCAGTAGTGCCGTTACGTCAAATACTGGCTTTCGCCGAACAGCAGTACCGAGATTTATGCACCAGCGCAGGAACTAACCTTGTAGAGCACAGCAAACAAGTTGCCCGACAGGCTGAAACCATTGCGCAAAAACTCTATCAGGATGTCCGCGCCGACTACCTACCCGACGACACTAAAGAGAGCATTTCGGCAATTATTCAAGGCGCTTTGCTGCACGATGTTTTAAACGTAAGCGCCTGCGCGTTCGAGAATATCGCTGAAATATCGACAGTGCAGGTAGCAGCGATGGTTGCGGACATTAGCCGCGACTTTCGCATGGTAGAGACAAAACGAGACATGGAGTTTCGTGGCCGCGTGAGTGGCAGCCCAGTTGGCGCGCAGATCATTGTGCTGGCTGACATCATCTGTACAGCCAAAGATTTGTTGGCGCTCGTTGGTGCGAACGGAACAGGCGCGATTCCGAAAGCGAAAAAGATTCTTACCCAGCTTGACGGTGATTTGCTGGCGCTCCGCGCGGCCGAACGTTTTTATATCTTGCGCTTATTCTCGCACGCCGCCCGTAACCTTTTGGGTGACGTTAGTCGTACGATCAAAGAGTGTCGGCAAAAAGCTAAACTTGACAAAATTGTCGCACAACATACAACCGGGATACGCGCCGCCGCAGCTGAAGCAGAAAAGCACAAAGTAGCGCCCGTCAAAAAGAAAAAGGAGGTTCGATATGCCCGCAAGCGAAGTGTTGAATAGTATCCTTGACGACTTTACGGCAAAAAAACCGGAACTCGTTAGCGACCAGTTAAAAGCGTTTTGCGAATATGCTGCCGCGTGGCTCGCGACGAATAGCATTGTTGGCGTAGGTCACACGCAAAACGGGCTGTCACTCCGGTTTGCCGACGGGCGGGAACTCCTGTTGTTCGAGCCGCTGCCCGAGCTTGTTATTCCGGTGCCCGGTGACTTCAGTATCACCGGCGGCCAAAACAAAATTACTAAACCTGCTGCCGGCGACACGCCCAGCTTTCAAATCACCGGGCGCTAAACGAAAGGAACCCAGTGTTCGTTTGCTTCGAAGGAATCGACGGCGCCGGCAAAACAACGCAGGCACGCATGTTGTTGCAGCGGCTAAATAAAGAAGGCATTGCCGCGACGCAAGTAGCCGACCCGGGAACAACGAGCATTGGTACGGCTATACGGCAGATCCTTCTGCACAACGACGCGCCGATCACGCCCGCCGCACAAATGCTGTTGTTCTCGGCCGCCCGGGCAGAGTTATCGGCTCACATCAACGAACTGTTGGCGCAGGGGCAGGTTGTGATATGCGATCGGTGGCTGTTGTCTACGCTTGTCTATCAGGGCGAAATAAATAACATATCAACGGACCTGATCGTCAACATTTTTCGCGAGACGTCATACATCTGCCCTGACATTCTGTTTCTCATGGACATAGCGCCAGAGAATGTCAGGAAGCGCCGCCCCGTTGGTCACACGCGCCCCGACCGCTACGAACGGCGGTGTGTTGAAGACCAGCACAGAATGCGGGCAGCGTACAAGACACACGCGGCGCACCGACCCCACGCCAGCATTGTGCACCACATCAACGCGGACTCTCCCGTTGACGCTACCCACGAAGAGATTTATCGCTTGTTTTCTGCTGTTTCGCGTAAAACTGTTTTACACACTTGAAAGGACTCACATGGGGTTATTAGTTTTGTCGCCAGACGTTGTGCAGAAAAAAGCCGACCGCGAAAAGTTTGTGCGCATAACACGCGAAACTGCCGCGCGACGCGAAGTTAAACGCCAGCAACAAACTGCCGGCGAGGCGTTAGCCCACTTGTGTTTGACGTTGCATCAACTGGCGCAAAAGTATGTACCCCGGTCTGCGCAAACATTTCGTGATTTTGATGCGCTCACGCGGGCTACTCGGGCGTTGCAAAAAATGGGGCTTAAGCCCGTTGTGGCGGCAGAAATAGCAGCCCCGGCAGCCACGGTCGAGGTCGCGCTGGTATTAAACTCGCCAGAGTATCGGCGGCTGCAGAATAGGTTTGTGGCTGCTTTGGCCACAATTGCCGACATGCCGGAGAAAAATACGCCTCCGGGCCACCCTGAATATCAAAAAGGCGTGCGTGAAGGCTACCGGCGCGCGAGCGATATTGCTATCTTATTTCTAGAAGATATTCAAAAAGGAATGAAATAATGAACCAGCATGTTTATCGCGTGCTTGCCGAGTTGGCCGACGTAAATCCTGAAGCCGTGTTGTTTGACAACATGGACTGCGCGCTCATCGGGCTCGGCTACATTGCCGGCGACGGTCCCGTGGCCGTGTACAGTCGCGCAAAAATTTATGCCAAACTTTTGGCTGACGGCTTTTCCCGCGAGGATGCCGAAGAATATTACTCGGGTAAATTTGCTGCGCTCCGTGCCGGTAATTTGACGCCCGTAATTGTTGATGATTTGCAGGAGGAATAATTTACGTGGCTACAGTTGTTGTTAACAAGCCCGATCACATAGAATTTAGCAATGTGAATACGGCTAAACCGCCAGCAGACTCCCCAACCGTGCGTTTTCAGTCTGGCGAATGGGACGCCGAGAATTACACCGAAGCAGGAATTGTTATCGATGTTTTTGGCCCCCAACTCCCGCTGTTATCGACAGCTGACGCGCGCAAGTTAGCAAAGTGGCTGGTGCGCGCGGCAGACGACCTTGAGGGTGTAAAGTCTGACAAAAAGCGCAAGCACCGGCCGCGACTAGAAGACGACGACTCTTACTAATGCAGGTGCACAATGTCAAACAAGCGGATCTCAGCGTTACCAGAAAAACAAAACCCGACGCTGAACGATATTGTTCCGATTGTCGATACGCAGAACCCGAATAATCTCGCTACAAAACGTACGACGGTTGGCGCGCTTTTAAACCTCGGTAGCGGCGGCATCGGCGGCCTCGGCGCGACTGGCGCTACCGGCCCGGCGGGTATAACTGGCGCCACTGGGCCGCAGGGTCCTCAAGGTTTTCAGGGTGCGACTGGACCGGCCGGCGTTTCTGGCGCAACGGGTCCGACTGGCCCCGCCGGTTTAAACGGCTTAGCCGGTGTAACTGGCGCCACCGGGCCCGCGGGTCCGACAGGTGTCGCTGGCGTCGCGGGCCAGACCGGCCCGCAGGGCGAAACAGGCCCGCAAGGACCCGCCGGTTCCGGCGTCACTATTGCAGGCACTGCGACTGTCTGGCCGCCCGCTGAAAACCCAGCCGTTGGCGATATGTGGTTGCTGGCAGATCCGCTACCGGCGGGCGTACCGCAAGGCTCCGCAGCCGGCGACGGCATTGTATGGTCCGGTACGAACTGGGTTAACGTCGGCCCTATCCGCGGCCCGCAAGGACTGACGGGGCCGCAGGGTCCGACTGGTCCGGCTGGCAATAATGCGTCAAATTTTGTACTGAGCGTAAACGGGCAGACCGGCGCCGTAAGCCTGACTGCCGCCGATGTCGGCGCAGCCCCGGCGGCAGGCTCGACCGCGATTGCAACAGTCGGCGCGGTCAGTGCAACGTCGGTGAACAAGCTGACTATTACGCCCCCAAATACCGCCGCTACGCTCACAATTGCAGACACTAAAAGTCTTACCGTTAACAACACGGTAGCCTTCAACAGCGCTGACGGTGGTGTTGTGAATCTCGGAGCCGGCGGCACCGTGGTTTATGAAAATTCAGTCATTGACGGCGGCGCTTACTAACAGGTACTCACATGGCAAACATTATTAAGCACAAGCGCAGCGGCGACGCCGGCGCCGTACCGACAGCCGCCGACCTCGCCCTCGGCGAATTAGCTATCAATACCGCCGACGGGCGGCTGTTTACAAAAAAAGCTGACGGTTCCGTCGTTGACCTTACGACGTCCGGCGGCGTCGACGGCGGCGAAGTACAGTATGACCAGCTGCGCCAAGGATTGATGGCGTTCTGGATGTTTGACCGAAACAGCATGCGTGTCGATGACGTGTCTGGCGGCAATGTCACGCTGTATGAAGGAGTTTCGGAGCAGACAGTGTCGGGTTTCGACGGCGCACTGCGGCTGGCAAAGCGTAATTTCTATTACGCAAATAACGCTTTTGTCGGACATAAGACTTTAGCGATGTGGGTCAAAGTCGATACGCGCTTTAAGGGCGCATATAACGGTGGCGTTACATACGGCCCCGGCGATATGGTTTCGCTCAACGGGCAGCTGTGGCGGATGCACACGTTTATTGGCGCCGCTGGCTACGTACCTTCGCCGGGGTACTGGACGCTACTTGGCGCCACAGCGGCTGAATATCCGCTTGTAAGTATTGCCGGCTTCGGCGCAGCTGATCAGGCCCGTATTTATTTTGCGCCCGACGGCAAGCTCACGTGGTTACCGAAAGTTGGGACTGCAAACACAACAGTTGCCACCGCCGCCGAGTTACCATATGCTCAGTGGCGCCATATTGTCTTTGTACACGACACGACGCAAAACTATCTGCGCATTTATGAAAACGGCGTTCAAACCGCTGCCGTGCTCGTTAGCGGCACCGGCCCGACGAACGCCACTGCCAAGTTTATGCTCGGACGCACGAATGTCGTGCCAGCGGATATCGACTGCCTTGGTGTCTGGAATCGCGCGCTGACACCAGCCGAAGTTCAAACGCTGTACGGCGGCGGCGAGAACACGTACACGATTTCGGCGCCGACGCAACCGTTCATTAACTACGAGGCGTTTGTCACGCTGAACGTAACCGGCGCAATTAACACAATTACTGCTTCTATTGTCGGTAACACAAATACGCTGTATCCGACATTCAACGCGGCAATCCGCGACTACGGCATTCTGACGACGTCTGTCGCGGCTGGCACGGCGGTCACTTATACCGTGACCGTTAACGGTGTTGCTTATCCGGGCGTCAGTGCAGTCGGCAAGCTGATCCGCGTGACAAATGGCACAGCCGACTACTACGTCCGGTTGTTCCCGTCCGACATGCCGCTCGGCACGATTACAACACAGCCGCAAGTCGGCTACGTGCCCGGCTACTACATCACGACAAGCCGCCGTGACATTAATGTCAACAACTACAATATCGTGTATGACGAAAACGGCGTACCGGTGTGGTACGTACAGAACGCTGGCACGCCGCACTTAGCGCAGCACGGCAACGACCGAAACAAGATCGGCGTCAGCCGTAACGGCACAGGTACGCGCTTTTCGATGACGCTTACCGAAGACTCTATTGACACTAAAGAATTCAGCTTTTTGCCAGCTATTCGAAACGGCAATAGCTACCAATACAACTTCGGCAATCACGAGTTTTTAGAAATCAAGAGCCCGCCGCAACAGCGTGGAAATATTCTTTACAACACGTTTGTTACGCAGCCGACCGCCGGCTCACAAGCCCTGACCGACAAAGCGTACGGCGTGTATATCCAAGAGCAGACACCCCAAAATACTATCGGCTGGGAGTGGTGGACGAGCGACCGCTTCGATCAAACGACGCTTGCGCGCAACGCCTCTTTCTTTCACATGAATTCTGTGGACATTCACCCTGTGACCGGCGACATGTTACTGAGTTGTCGGCAGTGCTCCGCTATTGTGTGCGTCGATCGCGCTACGAAAGATGTCAAGTGGGTTATTCAAGGCGAGTCGCAACCGTGGGGTGGTATTCAACAGACGGCAAACCAGTACACACTAGATAACGCGAAATGGTTGACACTTGAGGGCGAACCTGAATTAGAGGGCTACCAGTATCTCGGCCCAGAAGGTCAACACCACGCGCGCTGGGCCGTAAACGTGGATCCGTTGACGCCCGGAAATGCCGTCGTGGCGATTTTCGATAATCAAGCCGGTTTTTTTCCGGGTAGCGCAAACTCGCCAAAAACTGTAACGGCACTTGTACAAAACGACGCGACCGTTACCG